TAATAATGCCATAATAAAACTCCTGAAAAAAATTGTACAATTTTTAATATTACTTATTTATGCAATTTTTCATAAATATGATTTATATAATTATATTTTCAGGAGTTTTTTTAATATGGCAACTATACTCGATATCGGTATTGATAGTAATAACATGGGTGTTTATCACCCAAAAATGAAAAATAGATGGAAAGCTATTTTTTATAATGCTGGCCAAAGTAATGCATCTATACGTGATGCATTTACCATGCAATGTACAAAATTTAGTAGACCTACTGTATCCATGGAAGAAATACAATTACATAGATACAATTCAGTAGTTAAAGTAGCACAATCGAAATATTCTTTTGGTGATATTACTATGACATTAGAAGATGATATTACCAACTATGCTGCCGGTAAATTACAAGTTATGTTCGAAAACCAGCAACGTTTGATTGGGCAAGTTGATAACCCTTTAATGAAGACCGCAAGAACAGCTAGCGATTATAAATTCTCTTGTGATTTTGAAATGCTAGACGGTGGTACCAATTACGTAGAAAAATGGGCACTCTCTGGATGCTGGTTCAAACAAATTAATTGGGGAGATATGGATTATTCTGATGGCGGTGTAGTAACTATTGATATTACCTTAAGTATTGACCATGCTCAACAACTGTTTGGTGATATTCTGGATTCTGATGGCCAACGTGGAATGTCGGCTCTCGGTGGTTTTGCTATGGCACAAGGTGGTAATACTCCAGTAACACCGTTACCAACAACCACATTAGCCTAATTATTATCACATGGGCACTTATAGTTTACTAAACATAGCCGAAAAGGACTATGTTCAAAAAACTACCAATGCCGCTATTTCTGGCGTTGTTAATAATACTCTTATCGATAATTCTCAAAAATTACTAGAAACTGATAAACCAACATATATTAAAACAGTATCTAAAGAATTATTAGAAACTACCGGAATACATATTGACAACGCCAAATTATTAACAACCTCCCAACAATCTATAGTCAATAATGCTCACGCAGCAGCTACCGAAATTGTCAATGCAAAATTAGATGGTACATTAACTGATAAAAATGTTAAAGAATTATCTAATTATAATGGTAATGAATCTTTAAAATATAGTAATTCACCAATAGGTAAATTAGCAGCTAATGTTAATGAATTATCTGATTCCCAAGCAGCATTAATAAAATCTAATGTTTCACCATTAGCATATTCCAATGGAGCATTACCACCTACTACAGATACTACAACACAATCACCAGATTCAATAGCATTATTATCTAGTGACCAAAACTATGCACAAATTTTAAATATTTATGCACCAAAATCTAAATTCTTATATATTGTAGAATTTATATTTTATGCAGAATATACCAGCAACGTACCACATAATTTTACATTCTTAATACATAAATTTGATAGACCAGAAATTTCAGTAGAATATGAAGAAGTTAATATGTATAACTTCCGAACCAATATTCCTAAAAAAACAAATTATGGTCCAGTATCTTTTGAATTACATGATGATGTTCAAAATGAAGGTATGAATTTCTTAGTATCTTATCTCAGAAGAATCAGCCCATTATTTAATCAAGAATACGCTAATAATCTTGAACTCAATGGAATGAATCCTGAAAATACTTCAAGTTCTTATGGTTTATTTACAACAGAAAATAATACTAATATTATCCAATCTATTAATGTTTATCATCTTTATAATCTAAGCAATACCATGGATAAACATACTTTCAATAATCCAAAAATTGAAAAAGCTACCATGTCAGAATTAAATATGGCTGAATCTACCGGAAGCTCTATTACATTAACTATGGTTTATGATAATTATTATCTATCTACCGGTACCAAAGCAGAATTACCAACCAGTGCATTAGATGTCCCAGAATTAAAAGTATTAGCACCACAAGAAAAAACATTCCACGGTGCGCAATATGATAGTAAATTCACAAACTATAAAACCAGATAATGGCACGGTTCCAACAAGGTCTATACGTACCTAAAAATCCTGAAAAATATATTGGTGATGTTACAAAAATTAGATATATGTCATCATGGGAATTATCCATGCATAAATTCCTTGATAATAATATTAGAATTTTAAAATGGTCTTCAGAAACCATTGCCATACCCTATATAAAACCTACCGATAATAAAATCCACAAATATTATCCAGATTATTTCGTAGAATATGTTGATAAATCTAATAGAATTAGAAGAATCATCATAGAAGTGAAACCCCATGCTCAAACTAGAAAAACTAGAGCACGGTCCGAAAAAAATAGAATATATGAAAATGTTCAATATAGTGTCAATCTTGCAAAATGGGCTGCCGCCAAAGACTTCTGCAAACAACATGGCTTAGAATTTCAAATAGTCACCGAAAAAAATATGTTTTCTTAATTTTTTCACCATAAATATTATTTTTACTTAAAATATTATTATGGCTGAACAATTCGTATCTCATTCTTTTGAATCTATCTTTGATATTGAAGAAGGTACCACCATCATCGAACAAGAATCTCTACCAGTAATCCATAATACTGAATGTGAACTATACGATGATAAAGATTCTGAAATAGAAGAACAATATCAAATTATCTTTAATGCTGCCCTTCAGGCATATTCCAATCAAATTGTAGCAGTAGAACGTGGTGGTGACCCTTCTACTAATCATAAAGTATTAGATGTTGCCAATAACTTTTTAAAAACTGCACTAGAATCTACCAAAGCTAAAGCAGAATTAAAAAAATCCAAAGATAAAAATATTATCGCATCATCTACCAAAAATATTACCAATAATAATCTTATCATTGACCGTAATGAACTATTGAAACAGTTGTTGAAAGATTAAAATTATCTTTAGGAAAGCCACCCCTTCGGGGTGGCTTTCTCATCATTTTTAGACTATCCATCATTTTAGACTATCCATAATTTGCAAACTCTCCATGATATGCTGAAGCAGCCTCACAGTAGGCTTTATGAGCATCTTCAGGAGTTGGGAAGAATCCTAGACTTACTGTTTTTCCATTATTATCTCTAATGGTAGATTTCCAAGTATTATTATCAACTTTCTGGACACCTTTATATCCTGTGGTATTATGTGATTTCTTACCAATATTTTGGACATTTTGACGAGGGGTAGCTTCTCTCAGATTTTCCCACTTATTATTAAGTTTATCACCATCAATATGGTCAATAAATTTATCAGTGTCCTTACCTGTCATTAATTTCCAAATAACTCTATGTAAGAGATATGTGCTATAATTAATAGTAAATCTATAATATCCATGAGAATTAATGGTATTAATTTCTTTTCCCGCAGTTTGAGAATTGGTAGAAATCATATTACTGGTATTTTTAAAATGATGTAGTGGTCTTTCTTTCCATATCGCAATACCAGTTTCCGGATTATATTCAATACATTCTTTTAAGTATTCTAATGATAAATCAGCCAATTCAGTTTTATCAGTAGATTTTTTACTAATAGTGAGTTCTCTAAGATTTTCCCATCTATTGTTCAATTTGTTACCATCAATATGTTCAATAGTTTGTTTAGGATATTCTCCAGTCATCAATTTCCAAACAACACGGTGTGCATAATTTTTTATACCATTCGCTTTAAAACTAATAAATCCATTTCCAGAAATTCCAGTAATGGTGGTTCCAGGATACTTATTATTGAACTCATTACATTTACCAACAGTGTTAAAATGATGTGCTGGTCTCGTTTTCCATACCAATTCACCAGTTTCGTTGTTATATTCTACACATTCATTTATATAATCTAATGATAATTCATTGGCGGTATTTTTCTTTTTATCAAAAATACTACCTGCATTTTCATTAAATATTGGCGTATGATTCCCATAATTCGCAAAGTCACCATGTAATTCCCGCGCAGCAGTACAATATGCTGCATAGGCTTCATCTTCGGTGCGATAAGTGCCTAATTCGTAGGCAACACCATTATTTTTTATCAGGGCACGATAACGATTAGTAGATTGTTTATATGTTACCCCTTTCTTTTTATCACTATTTAATTGAGTATTTCTATTACTGTTATTATTAGATGATGACGCTTCTCTCAAATTATCCCATTTATTATTTAATGGGTCGTTATCAATATGGTCGATACTATCAGTAGGCTCACTATGTGTCACATATTTCCAAATCAATCTATGTAATGAATACCGTTGTCCGTTTAATACAATGTGTACATAACCATTGGTATGTGGTTGAACATCAATAACCGTATTAGCACGTTTTTTATTTTCACGTTCCATAACATGTTCATTCGCATAATGATGTAATGGACGCTCTTTCCATGTGCAAATGCCTGTGTTTTTATCATAATCAAAACATTCGTGAATAAATTCTACTGATGGTAATTCTTTTGCAATTTTTTTCATAATCTTAAATCTCATAAAAAGTAAAAACAATATTATACCATTATTTTTTGTTTTGTCAAATCGGTAAAAGTACAACTTTCAAAAAAATATGTTCAACAAAATGCCATATAAATATTATTTTATATAAATCAATATATTACAAAAAGGAATTAAAATATGGCAACTAATAATATGCTAAAAAAGTCCGGCATCGTTGACGAATATTCACATAACCAAATGCTAGAGATGTATCAATGTGCTACGGACCCAATATATTTCATAGAAAATTATTGTAAAATTGTGCATCCAGTCAGAGGGTTAGTGCCCTTTAAACTGTATGATTATCAACAAGAATTGGTAAACATGTATCATGAAAATAGATATTCTATTTGTAATAGCTCAAGGCAAAGCGGGAAATCACAGACGTCATGTGCATATTTGCTTTGGTATGCTATTTTTAATCAACATAAAACCATTTTAATTGTTTCTAATAAATCTGCTGGTAGTAAAGAAATGATTAATCGTATCATATTCATGTACGAACATTTACCACATTGGTTAAAACCGGGAATTAATGAAAATAATTGGAATAAAACATCTATTGCATTTGATAATGGTAGTAAAATTATTGCGGAAGCAACTACCGAAAATTCTGGTCGTGGGTTATCTATCAGTATGGTATATATGGACGAATTTGCATTCGTTAATCAAAATATTGCTGATTTATTTTGGACATCTATATCTCCCGTAATTACCTCCGGTGGTAAAATTATCATCACCTCTACTCCAAATGGTTCTGATAATTTATTTGCTGAGTTATATCGCGGTGCAGAAAATAAGGCAAATGGGTTTGTTAGCCTATTATTAACTTGGGAACGTACCCCAGGCAGAGATGAAACCTTCAGACAACAAGAAATTGCTAAAATTGGGGAAGTAAAATTCCGCCAAGAATATGAATGTGAATTCATCTCCTCAGACCCTCTCTTATTCTCCTCTATATTTGTAGCATCATATAAGGTACCAACCCAACCTTCACCAGATGCTAGGGGAATATTGTGGTATGAAGAATTGGAGAGGAATAATACATATTTAATAGCTATGGACCCTGCCACCGGGTCAGGGTCAGATTTTACTGTTATAGTTATGTATAGTTTTCCAGAATTAAAACAGGTTGCTGAGTTTAGGTCTAATACTACTTCAACCTCTGCAGTCTATAACATTTTGAAATATATGTTAAAATGTTTAATGGCTAAGAGGATTGAGAATGTTTATTGGAGTTTTGAAAATAATGGATTGGGTGAATCTATTATTGCATTATATGAAGCTGATGAGAATCCTGTAGATTGTGGGGAATTATTATCAGAATCTGGTAAGAAGCGAATGGGTTTTGCAACTACTGGTAAATCTAAACCAAAACACTGTATGAACTTGAAAAATCTTTTTGAAGGTGGTAAACTTAAAGTACGGTCAGCCCAAACCGTTACAGAGATGAAACATTTTATTAGACGAAATGGTTCATATTCTGCTAGGAATGGTAGTACCGATGATACAATCTCTGCACATATTATATTATTAAGAATATTAGAAGAATTAGTACAATATGAAGATAAAGCATATGCTTTAATGTATGAAGATGATTTTGTTAATGAATTTGAGAATGAAGAATCTTATGATTTACCACCAGCGATTGTAGGAAGTGGTGATGGTGAAGATTTTATTGATTATCGGAATCCTTGGGGTAAAATGGAAACCGGATGGAAAGATGAGTCAGCAGAATTCCATGAAACATATGGTAATAGTTTATTTAACAATCCATATATTTAATAATGATTAACCAAGCCTCCCTGCGGGAGGCTTGGTTAAATGGTTACAATAATTTAATAATTTAATAATTTAAGAATTTAATAATGGTGAAAGAATATGATAAATGTAAAGAATTATGGCATGGTACTTAATGCTGTTAAAGATATAAAGATAACAGATATATTTGATTTTAGTAAGAGTGCTGAGAAGTATTTAATAATTAATGTATGTAATCAAGAATCTGATACATATGGATATTTTACATATAATGGTACTAAGATAACACCATCACCCTTTCCTAATAATATTAAATCTAGTAGTATTTTATATACGTATAATAATGGTGCATATTATAATTCTACCTATGGATATTTAACAAATTTAAAATTTCACACTAGTGATGTTAAGAATAATTTGAGTGTCTTGACGGTTGGTGTATCTAATACATTTAGTACCGCATATGCAAATTCTTTAGATTGGTTATCTATATATTTGAATAGTTTAAATTTAACTGAGTATAGTGCATCCATAGCAACACAACCAGATTATATTAATAATTCTAAGAATATCGTAGATGTTGCTAAATCATTTGTTGGTAAGACTTGGAGTATAGATAATTATTGGTCATTGATGGATACTATTGCGACTATTAATAAAACATCCTTACCATTAATGAGCATTAATTCGAATGCTAATATGGTTGGGAATGGTGATTGGATACTTAAATATGATGGCAATCACCCGAAGGGTGATTGGAAGAATTTAATAAATGTTGGGGATATTGTATTTTTATATAATAAATCTGGTTATGGCGGTGGTGGGGCAATATGTGTTTCCGGGTCAGGTAAAAATGCAATGGTTATTGATAATGCGGTAGGTAAGGATAATATTATTGATAATAGTACTATAAAAATATTAGATGCTCATTTATTATCTACTGAGGATGTATATAAAAATGCATCATCTGATATGGTTTATATATTTTCATTATTGAATTATAAAGCATCGGTTCCGATTCCTATTACGGTTCCTACTTATCCTACAACAGAATCACCTAATCTATCATATAGTGTTAATAATATGGTGGTTAAACCGCCACCGGATTTAAAATATGCTGCAAATCAACTAGTATCTTATGTATTGACTAACATTTATAGTGTACCTAATAGAGCTGTTAAGATGACTATTGAAAATCTACCATCATGGTTAACATATGATGGATATTCGTTAAAAGGATTAACGCCTAAAACATCATCGGATAATAAATTATATATTAAAGGTGAATGTGATGGTGTTGTAAATTATGATATTATGCATATTATAGTTGATAATACGATAAAAAATGATATTACTAATGTATATTGGAATAGTGGTAAAAATAATACATTATCATTATTAAAGTATAATTATGATAAATTTTATATTGTTGATAATGATAAGTTAGGTTTAGTATGGTTGAAATTAGACCAGAATACTGGTTCATTATATGGTGTGCCACCGACTAAATTAAATGGTGTTTCTTTACATTTAACAGCATATCAGCAAAGCACGGTGAATAGTGCTAGACATGATATTGATGATTTCACTATAGATATTGTAGGGGTTAATAATTTTACATAAATATACAAAGTTAACTAACCTATACTTTGTAAAAATATGACAGACCCTATACTTAATATTAAATTTACTGATAGTTCAGTAGCCAATAAAAATGATATTTCAATATCGGCTACTGAAACTAATACTTCGACATCATTAAGATTGCATGGAATTGGTTCATTGACATATGGTTCTGATTTATGGGGCAATATGATAAAAATAATGGAGCATTTTTGTTCCAATAATGAGCCTACTAATCCCACGGAAGGTCAATTATGGTATAAACCATCAAATAATACATTACAATTACGAATTAGAGAAAATAATTCATACTTTTGGAAAAAAATATTGATTGATGGTACTACAACTGGATTATTAACTAATGACGATTTAAAATTAGAATTAGAAAATTATGTTAATAAAACTACTCCTGTATTGACCCAACCATTAAAATTACCTTCAGAATATACTAATGATACTTTAAATAGTGTTACTGGTAGTTCTAATCAAAATTTTGCTGCTACTAGAAAATATGTTGATAAAGCAATATTGAATAATGCTGCTACAGATTTACCCTATATTGATAGAAGTTCTACTGCAACTGCAGAGAATAGAACCATGTTGAAATCATTAATATTACCATCAGAATTTGTAAGTACAAGTTCATTGACCTTAGTTGCTGCGGATTCTACAAGCAATTTCAATAATGCTGCAACTAGAAGATATGTAATTGAATATGCGTCAGCAGCTAAACAGGCTGCCAAAGATTATGTAGATGGAAAAATTCCAACAGGTGATAATGTATATAATAAAACAAAAGTAGTATTAGTAGATGGGTCGAATGCGATGACTGAGCAATTAGTATTGCCTAGATATTCTGGATATGATACTAGTGTGGCTATTACGGCTGGGGATGCTAAATTAAATGCAGCATCCAGAGAATTTGTTGAAGATAAAATAAAAAGTAATAATTCTAATTTAGCATCAGTATTTACGGCAAACGGTAAAGATTATAATACAGATACAAGAATAGGGTATTTTAAATTACCCACTTTCATGAATTCTGTGTTAACACAATGGATGAATTTACAAATTAATTCTGATAGTGGGACATTGCAAAATTATTCAGCTACTGCAGTATTTTCTACTGGTAAAAATTGGATGGTTAACAATGACGATAATAATAAATTAATCAGAATATTGTTACCGAAGGCATATACTGCATTATTACATTGTTCATTAACTTTAATAAACCCAACGGGTATAATATTTGAGTATTCATTACAATTTGTAGAATTAGAATCTGATAAACAAACTATTAAATGTGTATTAAATCATAATACTGGTGGTATGACAACATTCCCTACAGATTGGGGCATTATGGTTTATACGGTAGGAGTTTAAATAAATGGCATTAAAAGATTATACATTAAAATATACTGATAGTACCTTAACAGGGAAAAGTAATATATCTGTTGGTGAGAATACAGTAAATGATAATAAAACATCATTAACATTATATGGTTATGGTCATAAAGATTATGGTGCAGGATTATGGGAAAATATGCTTCATATTATGGAGAATTTTTCATCAACCGCTAATGCTCCAGCACATCCAACCATTGGGCAATTATGGTACAATGCAGGTAAAAAATCATTATTAATATATGTGGGGGAAGATGATACCGAATCTAACCATGGTTGGAAGAATATTGTTTCTAATTATGATTTTAGTAATAATGCCGGTACGGGTGCAGCGGCTGTTCAATATTTGACAAAAAGCGATTTAGTTGGATATTTGACACCAGAAGTATCATCACAATTGACCGGTAATTTGGTATTATTGAATAATGATTCATGGTACACCACAGTTGATGGTAAAGTACGATTAGATACTAATGTTAGTATTCCCGGAAATTATGCAGCATCAGTACGATATGTAAATGTTAAAGTAGATACGGTTGTTACTGAAAAAATTACTACTGCGTTAGCAGCAGTACCGGCGAGTAGTTCAAGTAGTTCCACTAATACCACTAGTAGTGTTTCTGCGGATAGTGTAGCATTAGCATTATCGGATTATGATACCACTGGTTCACCGCTGGGAAGTAATCATTTATATATTAGGCGAGCTGCTAATAGCCCAGCAGAATCTCGGACAATGTATAACAGTTTAATATTACCTACACAAACTACAGCAGTAGTTGATGGTGATGATAATTTCGCAGCAACAAAAGGATATGTTAGAGCTGTATTGTCAACTGCAAAAAGCACGGTAACTTCAACTAATACCAGTTCTACCAGTAGTACATCTAGTAGTACATCTAGCACTGCAAGTTATTTACCATTAGCGGGTGGGACATTATCTGGTAATTTATATTTAACTGCAGATGAAACGGGATACACTGATGTTAATAAAGCTAGAGCTGCTACTAGAGCATATGTTGATGCCCAACTATTAGGTTTATCTGAGTCTACTACCGTAACATCAGCCGATACAACAACTCCTGATTATGCTACTAAAAGTTATGTTAGTGAAATGTTAGCAGATGCAATATCGTCAATACCTACATCCGCACCGTCTACAACAAACACTACATATGCTACTAAAGAGTACGTGGATAATAAAATAGCTGGGTTACCCTCTACTACATCCACCTCAACTTCTACATCGACATCGACATCAACATCTACTACAGTAACGACAGATATTATTTCACCACCAAATAAAACTTTTACAGATGCCGAAAAATTAAATAATAAAGATAGAGAATTAATATCATATACAAAATTTCCTGATGGTACATTAATTGTATATGGTTTTTATAGAAATTTTGGTGTTTCATATAAAGACAATGGATATTGGGCATCATCATTGTCAAAAATTACATTCCCTGATGGTATTAAATTTACTAATAATTATTATGCTGTTACGGTCACTGAAGAAATTCCCACCGTTACCATGAGTCCACAAGCCCCTACTGGAAAAGCAGCGATACAACCAACCACGTACAAATCATGTGATACAATAAGAAGAAGTGGATTATGGTCGGATTTTAATGCAAAATATGTTGGACTTTATAAATTTAGAGGTGCTGAAATTTTAAATAAAGAGGCTGATTTAAAGACAACTTATGTTCCTAACAAATATAATCAACCAGTTACCGAAAATTATAATTTTGCAAATACTTCACAGTGGGATAAACATTGGGCTGACATGGATAAGGCTAATCCAGGGGGTAAATTAGAAGCAATACACCCAGTTACATTTAATGTATTCGAAAAAGAAATTGATGGATTTAGAATATCCGCATTAGGCCCACATTCAATGTCATGTATATTCTGGAGAAATTTTGTTGCCTGCAACTTCACAGCAATTGGACGGTGGAAATAATGGAAATTACACTTTCAGATACCTCTAAATCTGCTTATGATGTTACAGAATTATTCGATATGAATAATATTTACCAAGAGGATTATAGTTTTAATTATCCATTTTGGCAAAATATCGTACATTTAACAGAAAATTATTGTAATTATAAAATGCCATATCCTTCATTAGAAGGTCAATTATGGTACAATTCTGATACTAAAACATTAAATATCGCACCAGAAAATAATGCTTCATCATGGAATCAAGTAGTTGCTGCGGATAATACCAATACTAAAAAATATTTAAATGTATATAGTTCTAATGTAGTATCATCATTACTACTCGTCGATGATGTTTCCGGTGCTACCATATATGATGGTGACAATAAAAATAGTGATGATGCAGTTACTAAAAAATATGTAGATAATTTTCATGGTGGAATAGTATCCGGTAGTAACGATTATTGTAATTGGCAAATATATCCTAACAAATATGTAATTATTAATGGTTCTAATAGTGGTAATGTTACTATACCATTTGATATGAAAGATACTAATTATGTAGTAGTAACCACAAATAATACCAACTCTACAAAGGTATATTCTATAACAAATAAAACAACATCATCATTTACCGTAGATGGGAATGCTTGGTTACTTTTAGGGTGGAAAAAATGAAATATATTTTAAAACATGCTGATGGTAGACAATTAATTCTTACGAGTGGTGTAGTAAATGAAGATACCTCTTTATCATTATTTGTTTTTAATAATACAGAGGTAGGGAAATTATTTTTTACTGATTTAGCGCATATGGTTGAAAATTTTGCAGGACCATATGCACCATATAAACCCACTAAGGGTCAAATATGGTACGATAATAAGAATAAAGTATTAAAATTCTATAATGGTACTATATGGAAAGAATTTAATCCTGCTATACCTAATGTATCTTTATATGTATCATCTAGTGATACTATGACAGGCACTTTAAAATTACCTGAAACTACATCCACCACTAATTATAAATTAGCAGCTACCAGAAGTTATGTAGATACTAAAAAATATATTTTCCCATCAGAATTGAATAGAAGTATTTCATTTATTAAATATGATACTGGATACACTATTATGCATGGTTTAATATATCCAGAAGCTGGTGCATTAACATCATCGGTATCATTTCCTATGTCTATGAGCAATACTAATTATGTTATCTTATTATCATTAAATAGTACCGGAAGTGATAGCACAGCATTGAATTATAATTCATATGCTAAGACGGTTAATGGCTTTAAAACGGTTGTTGATAGTGAATATGATTCATTAGCCTTTGTTGTTATGGGATTCTCATCATGAGTTATACTAAAGTAGACTTTACCAATATATCAAAACCATCATTATTTTTAATGGATGGTGAATATAATTTTAATACCTGTTTAACATTATTTGGAAAAAATGTTTCTAATTTTGGACCATCATTTTGGACAAATATTTTACGAAAATTAGAAAACTTTTCTAATGCTACTGCACCAGAAAATGCGATGGAAGGGCAATTATGGTACGATAGTAAAAATAATGTGATGAAAATTAATACTGGAAAAAATTATGATACTCCAATATGGGTAGTAGTATCCCATGATGAAATTTCGGTAGATGGATTGTTGACAAAATCTGGTGGGACATTACACAATACATTAGAAATATCTGGTCAAATTACTGATGATAACCATGCGGCAACGGTAGATTATGTTAATAATCATGCACCAACATCATTTAGTGGTATTAATGAAAAATATCAATATAATGTTACAGCATTTAATAAATTTATTACTATTAATGGGGTTACTAAAAGCAGTGATATGATAGATGGTAAAATTGTTATAGCCTTACCTAAAGTTATGCAAAATAATACCTATACAGTAATATTGTCCTCATCATCAACAGAAAGTACAGCATCAGCCCACAAATATTATTATTATGTTACTGATAAACGGTTAAATTATTTTACCATAGTGTTAGATAAATCTCTTACCACTACTACAGAAATAGATTTTTGTGTATTAGGGTTCTGCCAATGATAAATATAGATTTCCTTTAGAAATATAGAAAAACGATGACATATACTATTAAATTTTCTGATACCAATAAACCAAATTTTACCATTGCAGAATTAAAGAAAGATGGTCCAGGTAGTCTTGACGGATGTCATACTGATTTGGTATTACATGGTAAAGGAAATTCTGATTATGGTGAAGACTTATGGAATAATCTAGTACACATATTAGAAAATTTCAGTAGTGCCGGGCCTGGTCCAAATCATCCAATAGAGGGTCAATTATGGTATAATGATGTTGATAAAGTGTTATCGGTATATAAAGAAATTTTACCATCAACATCACCAAAAACATATCATTGGTCTATATTGTTAGATGTTGACTCATTATCAAACCCAAACGTTATTAATGGTATTATTAATGGATTAACGGCTGCTTTAGCGAATCCAAGCAATCCAGCAACAGCAACATTATTATCAGCATTGGGTGGTTCATATTTACCCATCACTGGTGGTACATTAACTGGTCCGTTGAATATTTACCCATATAATACAAATGCTGATAATGACCCTTTACAAAATGACCAATTAGCAGTATCAGTAGCATATTTAAAAAGTTATATTAATAACAAACTTACTACATTAGATTTATCAACATTAATAGGGTTTGATATTCCACCATTTGATAGTACCTTAGATGCTGGTTATGGTGGCTATTATTTAAAAAAAGCTATAGATTCTACAAATGTTGATAATTCGTTAGCAGGTGCGCAATTATCACAAGCTAACATTATATTACCTACATATAATCCAGACATTGTTAATGGTAAATTTGCAGCGTCCCGTGATTATGTAGATTTAAAAATTAAAGAATATATGCAAGCGTTAGTAACAAAAATTATATGGACTGATACCTTCGATATTTCTAATAATAAAATTACTGGTACACTAACAGCAAAACTACCATCAGGTTTTAATTATATTGCATCACCCACCGTGGTAATGTCACCAACATTATCTGATGCCGTTATGTATGCTAATAGTAATCCTTCTAACGATGTAATAACTATTTCGTTTAGTGGTACAACAACAATTAATAAATTAGTATCAAAATTTAGCATTTCTAGCTCACAAATCACTGGTCTTGGTGGTAATTTAGCATCAGATTCATTGTCTTATACAACTAATGTTATTTCTGCTACACCAAATACAACTACTACCATAACACCAACTACGTCAACTACCACCGCTGTGGCATCAGGTACTACATCATCTACTACAATAGCACCAACAACGGTAGTACCAACCAGCACTACGACTACTTCATCAGTTCCTGTAGCAGTAGAAGGTTCTTACTATTTTGGGTCAGATGTAGCTTATGATTATTACTATTATCCACAGAATTTTTCAAGAATGACGTATGCTCAAGCACTAGCCCAAGCAGATACTATTAAAACTACAAACTCACTATCTTATAATTTAGTAATTCCCACATTATCAGAAAGTAATATGTTATCGACGTATATTGCGTCTCATCCCGTATTACCTACTGGATGGTCTTTTGGTACAGGATGGTGGGTTGTTGATATGGATTCCGTCAATTATTGGTATAAAATATTCCTATGGGGACCCCCCGCAAGTACGACAGAATTCAATCCTGCTAATGGTACTGCGGCGGACAATACAATATGGCCATTTTATATCAGAAGAAAACCAAAATAGTTATGAAAATATCATATATGCATTTTGGATTATCGGAATGGTGTTACATTATTGATTCTATTAATATCACCTCATGAAAAAAACATATTATATTAATTATACAGATGGTTTAAACAAACCATCTTTTAATATCCCATTTGATGAAGTTGATAATAGTACATCGTTAGTATTATATGGGCAAGGTAGAAAAGAATATGCTGAAGGATTGTGGAATAATTTACTACACTTATTAGAAAATTTTGCTAATGGTAGCCCTAATTATACTGGTCCGGATAATCCTACCGAAGGTCAATTGTGGTATGATAGTTATAACAAAGTCTTAAAAGTTTATAAAAAGGTAAATAAATCTCCATTAGCATTAACTGTTGCTACACCAGATAATACCAATATATCTACTAAAGATGAATTTATTTGGGTATCTATTGTTGATATGGAATATTTAGAAAACCTTTTCGGTTTTGATGGTATTGATGGTGTTATTGGTAAAATTGTAGATTCAATAAAAAATAGTACAGATTTATTAACTGTTTTACAACTTTATTATGTTCCGTATACTGGCGCACAATTAACGGGACAATTATACTTATCTAATGACCCATATGTTGTTTATAATAATCCACCCGAATTATATGAAGCCTTCTCAGTAGGATATTTAAAAAGTTATTTAGATAATTTTGCAAAAACATATAAACCGGAGGAGGGATATTTTGATATTTTTGGAAATGAATCTAGGGTAGATGATACGGTAGGTACCTATGTTCCATTGAATTTAGATAATGCAAAAACAATATCTGGAAATAAATTAACTATTAACAATACCGTCAATTTTGACAATAGTATTGAAGTTCCATCGGCTACGGTAGATACTGATTTAGTTAGAAAGATGGATTATGATAATGAATTAACACCTTCTGCTATTATCGATAAAATAAAAAATAATGCGGATTTTAAAAAATTAATAACAGATGATGTAACAGCAGAACTTGCAAAACCAGAAAATGCGCAGGTTACATTGACAGCGGTACCCGCTGTATTATCATCATCATGTGTAGTAAATTCTAATCCATTATCAGGAAATAATATTTCACCACAAACGGTATTATCACAAAAAGTTACCCCAAAAAGTTTAAATTCCAAATTTTTAATCACCATATCATTAATTTTATCTAATGGTTCTAAGGTTGGACAAGCTGTAGCAGGACTGTATAAAAATGATGTTGCATTAGTAGATAAATTTGCAGTAGTAGAAAAAACCGATAATGATGCTTTTTCATCGTTCTTTTCCTTTGTGGATTCTACTACTAATACTAATGAAACAACATATTCTATTAAAGTATATGGTACCAAACCTGGTGCCGATAATTGGTTAGTAAATCAATCAGCAAATAAAAAGAATTATGCTACATCTACTATGACCATCTTAGAATACAAGCAAGTATCTCAACCATCACTAGTGTGGACAGTAGTTTCAGATTTAACTGAACTAGCTACTAATGATGACGTATTCTCTGGTAGTATAAAACTATCGTGCATAAACTGCACTATCAATAATACTTTCAATTTTGTTTCTAATGTGGGTAACATTTTTACTATTGACCCAATTGGTTCATATACAGTATCTGATGTAATTACCACCAAAAAATCTAGTACCGATACGGAAATAATATTTGGTATTACCGGTAAAATAGTACCCAGTAATGGTAATATTATTTGTACCTTTACGGTAAATAATAATATTTTTAATGCTCCTGCAGAATATCCAACAATTTTAAATACCTTTAAACATATTGGCATTCAATGCATTGATTCAACTACTACCACTACTACAATTGGGTCAACAACTACAACTACCGTCGCTGGTTCTACTACCACTACTACTGGGTCACCAACTACTACAACTACTAACGCAGGGCCTACAACTACGTCAACCACATTAAAACCAACTACCACTACTACCAAAACCCCAACTACTACGACTACTAAAGCACCAACTACTACGACTACTAAAGCACCAACTACTACGACTACAACAATATATATGCCTAAAATTGGTGAAGAATATAAAGGTGGTTTTTATTTAGGTGATATCATAGATAATAGTGTGAAATATAGAATTGTGGTATCTCCCAAATCTTCGGAAGGTCGGGAAAAATGGAGAAGTTCAACTGCAAGTAATACTACTATGGGTGTTACATCGTTAACCGATGGCCCAGGGAATACCGCGAAATTAACATTAGTACCTGGTATACATTTCGCTGCAGATTATTGTGCAAAATTAGAAGTTAATGGATATTCCGATTGGTATTTACCAGCACATGATGAATTAAAAGTAATGTATAAAAATCATGCAGCTAAACCTTTTGCAACTAATAATGGTTTTGCAAGTAGTGATAGTTCTATTCATTGGTCATCATCAGAAAGTAGTAACGGAGCAGCATGGGAAGTTCATTTGTTATCTGATAATGCACATACATCAAATCCCGAAACTAATGTATATAATGTTCGCGCAGTAAGAAGAGAACCATATGATGTCGTATAAAATTAATTATTCTAATGATACTAAAACCTCATTAACTATCCTCCCTAATAGTATTGATGATTCTTTACCATTAATATTTTATGGTTATAATCATAGTAACTATGGGGAAGGATTGTGGACAAATTTACTACATTTATTAGAAAATTATGCCAGCGATGGTTCTACTTTATTAAACCCAGTAGAGGGTATGTTATGGTATAATAATAGTGAAAAAGTTTTAAACATATTTAAAGCTACTGGATGGTCAGAGATTTTTGATTTAGAAAAATACGAAGAACAATATGGTTCTGATATATATGGTTTAATATCTAAAATAACAGATGCCTTAAAAAAATCACCACCTAGTGATAATATAAAAAAATTAATAGATGAATTATCTAAATTATTTGTACCATTAACTGGTGGAACATTAACAGGTAATTTATATTTACCATCTGAGAAATATGCTAATTATAAAACATTACCAAATTATACCCAAAAGGTTGTTACTGCTGGATTTTTAGAATGGTTTACTGATGATTTCATGACGCATTATGAAAAACCATTATCGGCTGGTTTTGATGATGGTGGGTTTGGTACAGGATTTGATGATGGTACTATAAATGCAGGTAACATTGGTGATTTCTTACCTATAAAAACGGAAGAAAGTACCACCATAACAGGAGAAAACTTAAATATATCATCAGAAGTATATTTTAAAAAAGCAACTGTACCAACAACCGTAAATGCAAATTGTGCAATCAATAAAGAATATGCTGATAGTCTAGTAACGGAAAGCAGCTTATGGGATAAAATAAAAGATACTACGGAATTTAAAAAAGCTATTGATAATATAGCAACATCAGCCAATACTACAGAAAGTTCATCTAGTGAATCAACAGCATATACTAATATTGGCGAAGTTGGGTCATATATGTCAATATATGCCTTATGTGAAAAATCTGGTACTTCATCAACTTCATTATATACCACACCATTAAGCATCAATATTACACCATTATCAGTAAATTCTAAATTTTACATTAATGTTTCGTTATTGTTATCTAATGGTACTACGCCGGGTGCTTCGATATGTGGATTATATAAAAATGGAAATGCATTGATTGAAAAATTTAGTGCTATTGATAGAGGAACAGATTCTGACATGATTGCATCATGTACCACTTTCATAGATGCTGTTACCGACATAACTCCTGTAACATATGATATTAGAATTTATAATGAATTAGCTACTGGTAAATGGTATACAAATCAATCTGCAGATGGCACCACAAGTGGGATGTCATATATGACCATTTTAGAATATCAAGATACAAATTTTGTGTCATCTGAGTTTTCTGATTTTGTTCCTAGTAATGATGTTACATCATCAACTACCTTACCAACTACAACAACTACAGCACAGCAGATAACTAGTTCAACTACTTTACTTCCTGGTAACACATCAACAACCACAACTGGTAAACCAACTTCTACGACCACTTTAAAACCAACTACTACAACCACTTTAAAACCAACTACTACAACCACTTTAAAACCAACTACTACAACAACAGTAGCATATGTTAGTAAAGTAGTAGAATATAAGATTCCTAATCCTACGGCAGAATATTACGAATATACCGTTCCAGATGGTATTACCAAAATTTCTGTTGATATTGTTGGTGCTGGTGGTGGAGCTGGTGGTCATGATGGTGGTTCTAAAGTCGGTGGAAACGGTGGACATGGGGTTAAAATGTCGGCTACTATTACAGTAACACCAAATGAAATATTAAGAATATATGTAGGATGTGGTGGTGTTGGTGGTGGAACATCAAATAAAGATTTTAAGACTACTCAAAAAAGTATTTTTAGAAATCCAAATGATTCTATATTACCAGTGATAGTTAATAAAAAATCATTAGCTGATTCTGGGGTATTTACTGGTACGGGAGAAACTAATTCTAATTGGGTATCATTCCTTAGTAGAAATAATTTTTGGACTTCTAGTCTTGGTAATAAAATCGATAATAAAACTTTTAATGTTACCTTCCCAAGAACCACATCATATATTGTTTCATCAAGTATAGATAATTACGGTAGTATAAAACTTGATAGTGTACTAGTTGTAGATGTACCCGGATATAAAAATGTGTTTTCAAAATGTACTACATTATCGAAAGGTAGTCATGCGATTACCGTATATGGTTATAATTCGAGTGGTCCACGAGGTATGGCTTTAGATATTAGAGAAACCAGTAGTGGTTTTAATAATGGTGGTGTTGGTGGTACTTCTGGACCAAATGGATTTAGTGGTGAAGGTGGATATGGTGGTGGGTCCTCTGCTATTGTTAAAGCCGATGGTACTGTATTAATAGTAGCTGCCGGTGGCGGTGGGGGTGGCGGTGCCGATGTGAATGGTATTCCTACCGGATTAATAATTAATGGTATTCCAAAAACTATTACTGATACTTATTCCGATACTGGAAATGGTAGTACACCTGGGGCTAATGTAGATGGGGGTGGCGGTGGCGGTGGTGGCGGTGGATATGCTACTGATGGTAAAGGTATTGGTTTAGGTGGAAAAATAACTGCAGTTAATGCGGACTCAAATACTTATGGAGAAGGAGGCCGTGAAGGTAAATCATATATAAATACAGATTTTGTCACAGTAACACAAACTATGTATCCTTCTGCTAAAGGTACTCCAGGATATGGTGGTATTGCTAAAACTAGTGCAACACAGGTTGCTGCCACAGTAGGGATTAATGAAGATGGTCAATGTGGATATTTAAAAATTGCCACATTAAAACCATAATACAATATAGATAACACATATGAAATATACAATTCCATTCACAGATACTACAAAAACACCCATATCAATAGAACAAAATTCTATTAATGATGATACCATATTAAGATTATATGGTAAAAGTTCTATTAATTATGGTGCCGAACTGTGGATAAATTTAATAAAATTGTTAGATAATTCATGTAGTGGTGGTATTAATAATCCAGGACCATCTAAACCCGTAGAGGGTCAATTATGGTATAATAATTATTCCACCAATTTAACATTATATAAAACTAATAAATGGGTTCCTATTGTCGATAGTCAATATTTGGATAGTTTATATGGTGCTGGAGGTATAGAAGGATTAATTAAAAAATTATCAGAAGCATTATATGATGATACTAATCCAGCAATTGTGGCATTCATTACCGAATTAAACAAATACTTATTACCATTAAGCGGTGGCACAATATCTGGAAAGTTGTATATTCCAAAAATATCATCATATGCTGCTTTTTATGATAAAGCAAAACTAAATGATGAAAATAAAGTTGTCAGTATTGAATATTTAAAATGGTTTGTTTTAGAATTTGCAAAGAATTTCATACCACCAAACTCACCAGGATTTGATGATAGTCCTTTCGGTATTGGATATGATACTGACCCTAGTTTGTTACCAGAAGTTTCAGAATATGTCCCGTTAGTTATTGCATCACCAATAACTATGGAAGGTAATGATGTTACCTTTACGAATACAGTAAAAGCTATTACTAAAGCCAGTATTGATGTAGTGGTAGATAATAGTGATGTCATTAATAAAAAATATGCTGATGATAAAACATCGTCAGAATCATTAATGAATGTATTAAAAAATTCTACTGGTTTAACTAATGCAATATCATCCAGAATAGATGATTTAATAAAAGCACCAGATGCACCTACTGCTCCCACTGCGCCAACATTAAAATCTTACAATATCACTGACAGTGATGCTAAGAATGGTAAGGGGACTACGACAGTAGCTACCGGATTAACTCTTAGTATAACCCCACAATCAGCAAATTCAAAATTTTTAATAATCGTATCATTATCATTATCTAATGGAACTAAAACGGGTACCGCAATGGGGTCGTTATATAAAAATAATATAATACTTTTAAATAATTTTTGTATTGTTGATGGCACTAATCTTGATTCCTTACCATATTCAGTATCTTTTATCGATAGCGTATCGTCTACCGATATTGTTACGTATACTGTAAAGGTTAGTGGTGATGCGGTAAGTAGCGAATGGTTTGTGAATCAATCTGCCGATACTATTAACAAATCCACCTCATCAATGACTATCATGGAATTTGTAGGTAATGCTACTATTACTGGGTCTGCCTCAAGTACCTCAAGTACCCCAAGCATATCAAGTACATCTTCTACTAGTACCACCACAACTAGTGCTACGTCAGGTACATCTTCTACTAGTACCACCACAACTAATGCTACGGCAGGTATATCGCCTACTAGTACAACAACTAGTTCTACATCTGTTGCTACATCCACTACCACCACAATAGCAAAGGCGGTGGTTGGAGATGCATTAGCTGGTGGATTTTACATCGGAGATATCACCGATGGTGGGGTTAAATATAAACTAATTCTATCACCAAAATCAACTGAACTTAATATGCAATATATTATTAATAAATCGGGTTCAGTAGGAAATAGGACTAATAACACACCATCATATACTAATGGTCCAGAAAATACGAGAATTACATCACAAAATGTACTGGATGGATTTTCAGCCGCATGGTATTGTTCAAAATTAGACATAAATGGATATTCTGATTGGTATTTACCTGCAGCAGATGAATTAGTGGTAATGAGTATTAACCGGAAAACCTTTATAACCGGCCCAAATAAATTAGAATGGTTTACCACTTTTACTGGAGGTTCTGGAAGTTTTACCGCATATTCAGGAGGTTTTTATTGGTCATCTACAGACAATGGTAAGATTTCCACTGCACTAAGAGTAGATTGTCGTAATTATGCATCTTCTGCAGTAACAGAGGTTAAAGAAACCGTTAGTCATGTTAGAGCTATTCGACGAGAACCGTACTAATAATTAAAACAGTTAATAATAAAAAGCCCCGCATAGCGGGGCTTTTTATTATGTCAATACTTTAATAAAATCTAGCCATACCCATTTTTGCAGTATCAAATTTTATAACAGTAGTATTAGTATCAATATGAGTGATTGATTTTGGAATATAGATAATATTATTAATAAACACTTCAACTTTAGGAATAAATCCTAATTGATGATGAATAGTCCACACAGTAGAAGATATAGTAGAATTATATTCAAAAATATTGGTGGTCGATGGTGACGCAATATGTGAAAATTCTAATTTTTCAGTTCTTTCAACTTCAATTTCTAAAGTATATGTTAGATACCATGTACTAACTGCAGGTTTATCTATTGGGTCAAAAATCAAATGTGTTAATAATCGTGGTGCTTCTTTATCAGGATTATTAGGATTATTTTTATCCTTTCTTAAATCATCAGCAATCCAATTATCTTTATTTTTCACATTTTTAGGTTTCTCCACAATAGTGAAGGCATTTAAATTTTTAAATAACCAATTGTTAGGAGTAACTTTAGGTACCTGTATATCTATTGTATTTTGAGCACATACAAATCTTAATTTTTTAGAATTATTGGCAGATGTATTAGTACCACAATGGATATCATATACCAATTTATTATCAGCAATACCAATACCTAAAAATCTAGGACCCAATGATGATACATTGTTTCCTGTTATTTTTTTATCAGTAACACCTATACCTAAATATGCTGGTGCTAACGATGCAATATTATTATTTGCTGTTGGTGCATTAACAATACCAATACCTAAATAGGCTGGTGCTAATGATGCAATATTATTGTTTGGTGTTGGTAAATTAACAATACCAATACCTAAATACGGTGGTGTTATTTCACATATATTAGTATCAACAATAGGCGCATCTACTATACCAATACCTAATTTATTAGCAGCTATTCTAGCAGGTATTAAAGGATTGATAGGAGAATCAACAACACCAATACCTAAATGAGGGTCAGCTACTATTGATGTACTATTTTGAATTATGGGTAAATCAATTATACCAATACCCAAATAACTTGATGGTTCGTGTAGACTAAATGGGGTTATTGTACCGTCAAATAATTCAAATTTGTACGGTAAATTAACTATAAAACCATCACTCATTATTCCACCTTCACTGCATGATATTTAAACTTTATATATTTACTACCATCAGCTAATGTTATCTCGGTACCATCTTTTATGGTACTTTGTCCAACCCCCACAATATTATATACATTACTATATGTTGATACATTACCAAAAACCCCAGTATCATCAGATTTTATGAATATTGGTAACAATATGAATTGCTTAGTATTGGTACTATCCATATAAATTAATGTAGTATCGCCTAATGTTTTTTGACTATATGTATCAAAATATGCAGATGATGCATATGTTGTGGTATTATCAAAAGGGTTGTAAAAACGGCCAGCATATGCCCTAGAATCTAATTGTGGATAAATCTTAATACCAACTAAGGGTTTTGAATTAGTGTCCAGCCATGGGCAAGTATGAGCAAATTTCGAAATTAAATAGGTATAATAATAATTGGTGATAGATGTCGGTAAATTTTTCCATTTACTGGTAATTGCTACATGATTATCAGATGCACTAATATATAATGTGCCGGTATCTTGATTAGTTTTAGTTAATGTAGAATTTCCACCAATATTAGGCATGTATTGAGGATAATTAGTAGTATCAGCATATAATTGTTTACTACTTGTACTGGTAGGGTCACCATCCCATGCTTCAATATATAAAGTATGTTGTGAACCAGATGAAGCAATGTTTGACCCTGTTGATGTCCCTAATTTGTAGTAATATCTTAAATATAAGTTTGATGAGCTGTTTTTTACTGTTATTTTTTTAGTAACGGTAGATGCAGTTTTACCAGATAGTGTAGATGATGTCTGCGTTAAAGCAGTGTATTTTTTTCCAGGTACTGGTGCATATTCTACACCAGCATCATATGGTATTATAGGATACGTAGATTTAACGGTTGGCCAATCTTCCATAACAGTTTCAGAATAAGTATACTTTGTTGTTACAGATTTCCCATATTGCGGGGAACTTGCCGTATATGTTTCTTCCCTAACTTTTGTCCACGTACATGGAACAGTATTAGTTTTATTATTTACAATAGCTTGGGATGATAATGAATTATTATTTGATAAAATATTAGTAATATCAGATAATAAATTATTAATAGAATCAGCATTCATTTGAATGGTATCATTATATTTTGATGTTTTTTCTACTGTTTGGTAAGCTACTGCAAAACTAATCTTTACATCTACCCAGGTTGCACTCCATACTTTTACAATATCAACTTTTAGAAAACTTGGCATTGGGTCAGGAATGGTATCTCGTTTAACCATAAAATTATACTTTGGTTGTCCCAAACCAATTCTGGTATATACTTTATACCATGTAGGGGTTCCGGTACCAGTTACTTTATCAGGAATGGTACCATCAAAAGCATAATCGTTGTCGGCAACCCACGCCCCAATAGTTGTATTGTTTTTTAATTTTGGTAATGCCCCTACTTCATCACCAGTAATGGTACTATCATATATGCTATTAAATTGATATTCGGTATACATTATTTTAACCTTTTAATAATAGTAATCGCATATAGGTTGTAGAAAAATCATCATTTTTTATAGGCCATATTATATATGTTTTACCATTCATAGAAATTTCATCATATATTTTTGCAGAAATGGTTTTTTTAGGTAATGCATAAAATTTACCTAATTCTGATATTGAACCACCAAATAAATAATTTGCTGAATTTTTATCACTAACATATATATGATTACCATAATACCATTTATGGGATGCCGAATCAGGGTTATAAAAATTTATAATTCCTTCACTATCATAAATATTTACTTGATATTCATTATCATTAGATATTGCTGCACCATATGTAGTAGTAGATGATTTTCTAGTACAATATACTGGATTTATTGGATTAACAATATAATCCCAAGTATTACATGTAAAAAATATAAATCTAGGAAATGCTTGTTGTAATATATCAGTAGAATCAATATCTGCAACACCTATAGGAGAAGAATACTTATCATTTGATGTATTAATACTACTCATCATCAAATGATTTTTATTTAGATGGATATGTATCGTTCCACCTTCAGCATATATTTTTAATGGTCTAGTTTTTGATTGTGTACATAATGTATCTGTACTATCATACATTTTTAATACTAAATTTAATGTTACTAAATTTTTAGCGTCAGAATATGAGATAGTACCATCACCGTTATTAATTTTTGTAAAACCATAAGTATCAGTAGCAGTATCATCTAATGTACTAATAGTAATGAATTTTTTATAATATTCTTCACTATTATTAGATTTAATATGATATTCATAATCAATATCTTCTTTATCAGTATCAGTAACCCACCCACTATCAGAACCATAATAATTAACATTTACACAAGCATCTGATAAATCATATTTAGATACCATGGTAGTTATCATATTAGCCAAATCTTGAACAATAAGATTTTTAACCCTCGTAATAGTTAAGGCATCACTATTATAAGGGTCAGGTGGTAAGGCTGCTTTATACTGATAAGCAATATACATAATTAGAACATTGGTATAGCTAATTTAGGATATGAAACTTTTTTAGTATCAGCAGGATTTCCAGAAATTGGGGTTAGCGTCATAGACGAACTGTTACCATAATTAAGTAATAATAACTTATATGACCGACCAAATACATCAGTAATGATATCTTCCATCTGTCCAGACAACCCATGCATCAAATAAATGTTATTTTCTGATGTTATATCACCGGTAAAATTTAAACCACTAGCACTAGTAATATTAAGATGTTGCATATACATAGCTTGTTGTTTAGATTCATCAGAAATTAAAAATATTGGTAATTTACCTTGGTCTGATGATGATGAATGCATAATATTCATGGTAGATAACCATTTAATTTTACATGATGGTACATCAGATACCAATGTTTTTGATTTATTACTAAACAGATTTAATACGGCACCATACGTTGGACCAGACTTAGGAGCCTGAGTATAAACGCGCATAAATGCCCATTTTTTCCAACCAGCCATCAATTCTTGATTTGCTGTAACTGGAGTATTATACCATACATCCATAGGTTTATATTTTGTTAATAACAATGCGGCATGCGCATATGACGTTTCTGTTGCATTGATACTTTTACTTTTAGAAATGCCCGTCATATAAAGGTGATTAGATGATAATGAGATAATCAATTTGAAAGATGTGGTATCAAAAGTAACATTACCAGGCGACAATGTACCTTTATGAGAGTCAATGGTTCCGGTCAAATCTGGAGCTAAAGTGGTAGGCTTGGTAGTCCCATTATTCAATAATGATAATGTCATAGTAATAGGTAAATCGTACACCTCATCAATCGTATATGTCATTTTGACATATAAATATGCTGGAATGCTGTGTGTGGTATCTACAGTACCATCTTCGTTGTACACCGTATCTTGAGTATCAAATTGCAAAATAGTATCACAAACTCTGGTAGTAGTATTTTGACATGTTGTCCATCCATCATAATCATATGCACCCTCCGTTAAAGTTGGACCAAATGATGTATGTTTTAAAAATGAAGTAAGAGCTGGAGTTTTTGCATCGTCTTGTACAAATACCGACGTATCACGCACATTAGCACTAAGACCCAATGTGGATGAACTCCCATCAAAACTTACACAGGTCAAACATTTAATAATATCTTTAAAAGTATCTAATGCTCGTGCATGTGTAACTATTTTACCAGCAGTATTTTCCGGTGTGTTATCCGGAGTCCCATGTTCCTTCACAAATCCGTCAAAATCATTGAAAACTAATTCTATATACATATTATTAACCTAATCTTACAATATATTTAAATGTTGATGATGTATTCAACTGTGTTTTTGATGACGATGCTGAATCCCACACCACATAATTACCATATTTTAAATCATCATATGCTTGCTTATCTTCAGCAGCAGTAATATCAATTTTATCCTGTTTAGGTAATACAATATCAATAGTATCTAATGATTTACCCAATCCAATCATATAAAGAGGAGTTTTTGTAGAAACATCACCACCAATATCATAATATAATGGGTCATATTTGTCAGGGTCATTATTCACCGCTACCAATTTATTATGAATTCCAACTCTTGCACAAACAATAGCAGGGGTGAAATTATAATTCATTGTTTTCTTAGGAATAGTCATTCCGGATGGTGACAAGACAGAATTAATATATTGGCTTTTTAATTGAAATAAATTTTTTGCAGCAGGATATGATGATGGTATATTATTAGTTCCAATATAGGTAGAATCATCAAACCAAATTACATCCAATGCATGTTTAACATCATACGTTCTAGGAGTAGATATATTTGTCGCACCATTCATCGATATATATACCCATTTAGGATATTGATTCGATTGCATATATGACCCTACATTTACACCATCATATTCAAATACATATGGGTCATAATCAACTACACCTAATCCTGGGGACCATCCATAATTATTACTATTAGTGCTACTTATTAATAAATGTGAAGTATCTGCAGAAATATATAATGTTCCACCCGCCACGTAAACAACTGGTTGTGTAAAATTTTTATCAGCAAAGCCATACGCACTATTTAATTTACCATCTGTTGTTTTTTCATATGCTTTAATTATTATAGTAGTTGATACTTTATCTACAGCGATGGTTCCAGTACCAGATGTTACTGGACTTGATAAACTAATAACAACATTTTTACCATTATCACTACTAAGATATATCTCAGTATCGGTACTAGTTAAGCCTGTAGTTTCTGTCCATCCTGGTAATGATTTAATATAACTATTTGCAGGAATGATTTGGTCAGCTAAAGGAGGATTACTAATAGTTGTTAATTTTGTATTTAACGTATAATCTTTATCACATATATCAGATAATTGTGATGTCATTTCAGATTTGAAAATATCATTAAAATACCCATCTGCGTCATAAGACCCCGCAGTATATGTTAAGATTTTTTTTAAATCTGCTAATACTTTTTTTACATCCGCAGCAGTTGTTAATTGTTTGTATTTATAGGCAATATACATAGGTTAGGTTCTCTATAGTTTAATTGGTGTAATGACATTATTTTTAAATCCTACTACATCGACAACAACTGTGTTTACAACATTATCATCTTTCATAGCATCATTTAATAACAATAACAAATCATGATAAGATATTTTTGCATCATTACCAGTTCCTATTTGTGGTGTCGTTATATTTATAGTTTTTATATCTGAGCCTAATTTTACATCAAATGTATAAGTTTTATTATTCTCTAAACCAGTATCTTCAGAATCAAAATTTTTACTAACATCTACATATTGTACCCCAGAATATGGAGTTTTAGATATTCCGGAAAATAAAGCAATTTCATCAAATGTAAAAACTGGACCAGTGGTTAATTGTTTATTAGGTTCATTATTATTTAAAACAACATTAATAACTACCGTAGTTTTGGTATCATTCTCAACACTCACAACGCCAGGACCATTTAAATCATTTGGTAAACTACTAGGGTCACTAGGTGCATCAGCATTAAGACCGGTACTAACTACTGTAGGAAGTAAATCATCTAAATATTCTCTATATATTTCATGATATAAATCTGATTTCCATCCATAATAATCTGGAATAATACCATCATTAGGAGTTTTATGAACAATGGTACCATTAGTATCCTTATATGTTCCCAAATCACCAAATTTTATACTGTTAACCCAATAATTCGATTCATGCGCCAACCCTCTAGCAATCATTCTAGCCATATTACCTGGATGGATATCATTTGTTTTATCTAATATGATATTTCCATCTTGGTCTTTAATTATACAATGCCCTTTTATTTTTAAACTCATTAATTATGTCCTATGGAATGGCATTAATTGCATTAGTCACTAATGATATATCAGTGATTGGGGTTGATACACTTCCTCCGGTGTGAACAGCCATATTAACGTAAGATTGTTCTGTATTATTTTTTATATTTGTTGTAGTTAATAACAGTACCCTTATGTTTTTATTATAATATTGTTGTGTAAGTGCTGTCATAACCACAGTATATGCTGAAGTATTAGTATCATCATCACCACTAGGTAAAGCATCGGTAATCAAAACTACCATTTTTGCAACATTATCTCGCCACGTTCCTGCGAAATTATTATAAGTTTTATCTAATGCAATATCCCCTGGTTCTGGTCCTCCAACCCCGTAACCAAGAACAAATGCACTTGATGTTGTATTGGGTTTATTAATTTTATTCAATTGTGTTATGAAAGATGTTTTATTATTAGTCTGCATCATTTCCATAGCAGTAATAACTTGTACTCTACCACCCAATGCAGTACTACTATTTACAAAACGTTGGGATGTTGGTAATGCTAGATAATCACTACTTTGTAGACATCCTACACGGTTCCCATAATCCGTTGTAGTATATTCATCAAATAATACTAATCCTAATCTATAATTAATATTAGATTTACTAGAAATTAAATTAACAATATTAGTAATATTTGTTTTTATATTTTCAATAACCCCACCCATACTAGAGGTATAATCTACTACGAATACAATATCGATACCTTTTTCTGTTAATACTGGATTTCCTGGTGAATCTGGAATAGCAGTAGTCGTTGTAGTAGGTACTCTAGTAGTTGTAGTAGTTGGTGCTTTAGTAGTGGTAGTCGTTGTCGTTGGTTCCTTAGTCGTTGTTGTCGTTGGGGCCTTAGTAGTCGTTGTAGTTGGTGCTTTTGTTGTAGTGGTCGTTGGGGCCTTTGTTGTAGTAGTCGTTGGTGCTTTAGTCGTAGTAGTTATTGGTTTTCTAGTTGTAGTAGTAGATGGACCAACATATGCAGTAGTCGTAGTAGCTGCTTTGGTAGTAGTGGTTGTTGGTACCCTAGTAGTTGTTGGAGCCTTAGTAGTCGTTGTTAATGGTATTCTAGTCGTAGTTGTAGATGGACCATGATACGTTGTAGTGGTCGTTGGGGCTTTAGTAGTTGTTGGAGCCTTAGTAGTCGTTGGGGCTTTTGTTGTAGTTGTTATTGGTCTTCTAGTCGTTGTTGTCGTTGGGGCCTTAGTAGTCGTTGTAGTCGGTGCTTTTGTCGTAGTAATAATATTAGGTGGCAATATAATGTCAATAGCTGGTTTTTCATATGTACGATTTACATATACTGTCAATGTATAAACAATATTAAAAATTCTATTAGCAGATTTTAATACTGGTGAAAATATCAAATGTGTTAATAATCTTTCTTGTTCTAAACTACCATCACATGAATTATTCCGGAACCCCATATACTTACCATCAACAGGTTTTTCTATCCCATTAAACATGGTTATTTTATCAAATAACCATGTTTTGGTAGGATTAGACTGTTTAATAATATTAATTTTAGAATCTTTACCTTCTTTTCTACTTTCAACTTTTATATTACCATATTCTAATACTACATTAACATTATGAACATTTAATACATTTTGTAATGCTGTTACTAATGATGATAATTTAGAATCAGTTGGTACTATTCTTATTGATATGGGTTTTTTACCATCAATAGATATTAAAAAATCATATATTTTTTTTGATAATCCGGTAGTATCCGACAGATTATCCATTTTTATAATTTGATAACCATGTGTAGGTTTATTAGTTATTCCACGAGAATACAAACCAATTTCATCAAATACATAGTATTCATTGTTAGTATTATAATCAGTTTTTAATTGTCCAGTTGGTTCACCTAAATCTAATCTAGCATGTACCACTACTTGGGAAATTCTATCCTTATCTACACTAGAACACCCTATACCAGAAGAAGTATGGTCCATATTAATATATTCAGGAACAATAGTACCATTTCCAGAACCATCCGCTACTTTTTCTGAATATGTTTCATTATATAATTTAGATTGCCATTCAGCAGTATCTGGAGCGATACCATCATTTACCGGTTTTAATTTTAAATATACCACACTAGCTTGAGTTTCATAATATGTACCACCATCACCAAATGCTATTCTATCAATCCAACAATTATCTTCATGTGCTAAAATTCTACCAATAATCCTAGACATATTAGCAGGATGAATAGCATTAGTTTGGTTTAAATGTGTATTACCTAAATCATCAGTAATTAAACAATGTCCAGAAATTGTTATTGGTAATTTTAGTTTCATGCTTGTACGACATTTATATTTAAAATGTAATCTACTGTATAAATTCTATCATACGGCTTGGTAATCGGATTGAATATCAAATGTGTTATCATTCTTGCATATTCAGCATCTGGATTATTTGGATTGTTTTGCAACCCAGCATCCCTACCATTTACAGCAGTATCTATTTTTTGAAATGTTGATATATTTTTGAATAACCATAACGCATTATCTGAATTATCCACTATTTTTATAGAGGATAATGAAGATGTTTTTTTACTGGTAAATGTCATCTTTCCTTGCACCATATTTACATTAATATAACTTCCAAAATCAGAAATTGCATTAATATAATTAATTAATTTTGCAAAAGATATAACACTTACATCGGTACTAGGAATATTTAATGTATAATCAAATTTCGTACCATCTACGAAAATAGAAAAAACATACGCAGTATCTTTTAATAATCCAGTATCAACTGTAATATTCGGTGTATTAAACACAGCAGATTGATATCCACTGGTTGGGGAATCATCAGAAACACCTGATGAAAATAATGCTATTTCATCAAACGTATATGAACTCTCAGTAGGTATACTATAGCTTTGAGTCAAATATTCATTTGATGGTTCATTTTTATTTAAATATATAGTGACGACGGTTTTTGAATATGATGCTAATTCTGTACTAACTATAGTAGAATTATTTGTACCATCTAATATTTGTGAATAAGTTTCATTATATAATTTTGTTTTATAATTACTAATATTCGGGGTTTTATATTTAATATTATTAGCAGGGTCAATAAAAGTACCCCCATTACCAATTGCTATTCTATGTACATAACTATTTTTTTCATTTGCCAATGCTCGT